CCTTTGGTGGCTTCGAATGCTGCTGATTTCTGTAGTTTTTGGTTCATCTTTTGCGCCTCCCGCAGCGCCGCAACGAATTTTTCTATATCTGCTCCTTTGTATTCAAACGGTCCTCGTGGTTTGGTGGGGAGGAAATGAACGTTGTTGTCAGGGGTAAACTTAGACATATCAATATCAAACACAGCCTGAAGCTCGCCATTGGGTTGTTGTTCATAATGGGTGTGAGCTGCAATACCTACTTTGGACTTCATTATCTTTTGTCCTTCATAGGAGTTTCTATCGATATTATAGGTAAGGGTGTTTGGAGTAAATGAGAGAGTGGTATTGGATGCTTTCTGAACATCATCGGCCGTATACATAAGATCGCCCTGGAAAATACCCTGTTTTGGAGAGGCTTTTTTCAGGAGCGGAAGTAGGAACTTAAGCTTCTCAGCTAGTCGTGGTGTGGTTCCGTGATTAGCCTCGATTTCTTTATCATTATGATTGACTTTTGGTGTCTTATTGAAGAACGATTTAGTTCCAACAAAGAATTTACCTTCGGGATCATATCCCCAGATAATTGAAGGAGAACCATCGAACTTGGTTTGAATTGAGTAGCCGTCTCGTCGTTTTCCTGACAGAAAATCGTGGGTTTTTTCAAGAGTTGATATAACACTATTAAAACCTTCAGAGCCTCCCAAAAGAATCATATCTTCTAGATGTGTTAAATGTCGAAGTTTTTTATTAGAAGCTTTCTGTTTTTCAAGAGCCGACATTTCAGTTAGGTATTCGATATTCTCGAATAGTTCTGAATCGACAAGAGTTATTTGAGTATAATCTAGGGTTATTTCTCGGAGCAGTTTCATTTTTGTTTATTGATTAAAGAAATATCGGAAACTGACAAATATTCATTTCGTAGGGCAGAGGCCTGGCAGGCAATAACATCTTCATCGGTATAACCCCCGACTGGTTTTCCAGTCATACACATTAAATATTGATCAAAAAGCTCTTGAGGATTAGAGTTGGTTTTTTTTGCAAAATTTATGAAAATATCTTGAAATGCATCACTCGTCATAACGTCGTAAGCGTTGTGTGAAAACTTTTTTTCGAGGCCGTGGAAGTCAAGCATTTACTGTTTTCTCCTGATTTATTTATCTTAAGGAACTCCATTATGATTTGTTGTGGTAGAAAATTCCAACAATAATAAGAAGAACTAAATGTTATTTTACTATTATCTTGTCCATTAGACAGCTTGAATCTTATTCTTTTATCGAACATCAACAGTTGTAAGCCTCTGTCTTTGAAAAGCTGAACCGGAGCTGAATCATTTAGCCAAGTATTGGCCATTATGAGGGCAAACGGCTTATTGAAACTGAGCGCTCGTTCGAAAATCTTTCGTTTTCCTGTAAATGGAGGATTCGAAATCATTATATCCCACCAGTTGGGTTCATACTGAAAGAAATCCTGATCATAGTCTAGGTGACTATATGTAACCGCGTTGGTTTTAGAAATCTGTTTAACGAACTCGGATTTCTTTGTATCAAATGGGCACCATACCGTCGCTCCTAATGGGATATATTTTAGAATAGGGAATACTGCATAATCCGGAGTATAGCACTCGTCATTATTGTTTTTTGAGTAAAGTAGTTCACGACTTTTCATTTTCAAATATGTTTTTCTTTGGATTGAACTTTAGTTGGGTTCCGTGTTCTAGAATCTCTGAGTTTGTTAGAGAGACACCAATACGAGGATCGCTTCGAAGTTTACCTGGATTACGTAAAATATTTTCTAACTGTTTTTGAATTTTTGGCCAAAGAATTCTCTCAACTACAGGTCCTGGAACCATATAAGCTTCGGCAATTTTAGGGCCTTCGTAACGTGCAATATAATGATGGGCATATGGTCCGATCTTCTTATTATGGATATAGGCCTTTTGTTTTGCTATTGATGCAGGAATGTCTGCTTTCCCGGCTTTATTGGCGACCATCTGAACACTAATTCCGTTATAAGAACCGTTGATTTTTTTAGTAATGGTTGCCTTATATTCGACTGGTTTGTTGTTTTCGTCATAACCATCTGCTCCGCCTTTCCAGCCTTCCCCAATAGAATGTCCAAGCGAAATAGCCATATCAATTTCTCGGTGTCGGCCATAGGTAAAAGGATCACCCCAGTTCATTTGTGTGCAGAGATTCCACATTTCTTTGCTCAGTTTGGCGAATTTTTGACCGGCCTCGGCAGAGGTTATATGAGCCCGTTTTTCGACTTTAGCTTTGGGTTGGATAAGTTTAGAGACTGGTCGGACTCTACGCTGGGCGTTTTGGTGTTTCTTTGATCGATGTTTTCTAAGATATTGTTGTTGTTGTTGTGGAGTAGCCGATTTCCACCATTTTGCTTGGTCTGGGCTGCCTGATATTGCCATAAGTGCTTCGTTTATGACGTGTCTATACATTCTCAACATAATATTATTTATTCCTTGAAAATATCCGGAACTTTCTGTTGTAGCATAGATTTATCAATTTTGGGGAGTGGAGACCACCAGTTAGCTGAAAAACTGCATCGATCTGCTCCAGGTATTTGAAAATTGTCCATTATCCAACCTTCTTTAGAACCGTCGAAAAGAACACCTCCCCAATGTCCAGAGCGAACAAAGATTATATCAGGTAGATTTTTATAAATCTTATTTTTGGTAAGCATTAATAGAATACGAGTACCATCTTTTGGAGCTGTTTCAATTGGCTGCCAATCAAATAGATAGAAATGTAGTTGGGTCATTTAAACTCCGCAAATATCTTCTTCTTTTCATCAAACTTTTCCTGATGAAGATGAACCACTTCTTTAGAGACAGCCGTTCGATCTACATTATATAGCCGCATCTTATCAATGTCTCGGCCAATGATAAACCGCTCATTTTTATGAACATCACCAAATCTGTTCTTGATCTGTTTGATCATTATCTGGTTTAGTGAGGCCAGTTCATCGGTTATTGTAATGGCTATGATAAGATCGGCTGTGGCTGCAGTCCCAAATGATTCTGCAATATGTTCCATTCCTGGGTCAGATGAAACATAGCCTTCTCTATTTAACTGAGTTGCAGTAATGATAGGAAGATCATATTCGACGGCCAGACCTCGCACCTCCTGAACTATTGCCTGCACATAGGAATATAGCCCAATATGTGCCGTCATTTTGATTCGAGACGAGCAGAGGATATTGAGATAATCGATATAAAGAATATCTGGAACGAACTTTTTCTTAAACCTTAGTTCGTGCAGCAAATGTCTAAAATGATTGACATTGGCAGCTCCAGTGGGATATTCGTGAATAATTAGCTTGCCAGGAGTTTTTTTGCGGACTTGTTCAACCTTTTGATAGTAAGCTTCCTTTGATAATGATTTTAACTCATTCATTGGAGTATCGAGAAGATTGGCGTCAATTCGTTCGGCAATCCCTGGAACGGTTTCTCCCATTTCCGCCGTAAGATACAGCACGTTCTTGCCTTTCAACATATGGGCTGCCGACATATGGCACATTGCCGCAGTCTTACCAACATTGACGCCGGCCATAATAATCATTAGAGATTTCTTAGAAAGGCCTCCCCCGCTTATTTCGTTCAGTTTATCAATGTCAAAAGGGATTCTAACTTCTTTTGTATGGTAGAGTTCATAACGAAAATCAGCATCATCAAGCCAGTCATGCCCAATATGCTGGTCGAATGATACAGATATGGCATCCTCAAGTATTTTGATAATGGCTCCGTGGGGTTTCTTTCCAGTCTTGTCCTTGAAAATGTCCAGTGATTCGGTGAGACCATTGAATATTGCTCGTTCTTTCGCCCACTTTTCTGTAGTGTTTATTAACCAATCGAGTTCCTGCTGAGACGGTGATGCTAAGTTATTTATGAGTTGCTTACAGGAGTTATAGCCTTCTTGCGACAACGGCTTGAAAGTTTCCAGCTCAATATTGAGAACATCCTGAGAAGGTCTTCGATTATACTTTTCGATATAGCCCTTGATAATCTTGAATACCACCGCATCGGACGGATTATCGAAATAGGACTCTTTTAGATATGGAAAAACTTTTCTTAGGTAGCTCTCATTCTGTATTAGATTGGTGAGAATCAGTTGTGATATTTGCATTTATTCTTTCTGCTATTTCTTTTCGGGAGAGTTTATACCAATCTTCGGGTTTTGTCTCTTTAATATTTTCGACTAATATGCGAGTAAGCTCTTCAACGACGTCGTCAGAAACATAACAGTTTTTACGTTTCATTTTTCTTCAGCTTATATTTGTCGGAGACGGCATTACAGAACTCTGGTATCTCAATCAACTCTTGCCATATACCTTTTTCTGCTAACTCGTCTTCAGTAAATGTGGGATTCATATTCGAGCCTGAAATAGAATATGTTAATGGCTTAGTTTTTTGTTTGGCAAGAAACCCTGTTTCCAGCGCAATGTCAAGTAGCCCCGACCATTTATCAATCCCTTCATCATAGGTGATATGTAGCGGGAACTTGGATTTCTCCTTGACAAACCTGGATTTATCAACATTGATAGTGAAGAAATAACCCTTGATCTTATCGTCTTCTTTGTCTTGGGCTCGGGTAATAATGAACACCTGGTTGGCATTGAATAATGGTCCCTCTCCGCCAGATACCACAAGCTTTGAATATATTTCTAATGTTTTATAGACGTGATTGATAACAACACAAGGAATATCCTTCATTGTGATCGGAGGCGTTATCATTCGGAAGATTGAACGAATGCCTTTGGCTCTGGTCATATCAGTTGGAGATTTTCCTTTCAGAGCATCTTCGATTTCTTTTTTACTTCCGGCTGTTCCAAGTGAATCAATCAAGATAAAGACTTTATCTCCAAGCTTTATCTCCTTGAGCCGTTGCATAATATCAAACTTTAACATCTCCAGGTCGACTATTGGAACGTGGAGTATTCTGTTTGGATCAATATCATGCATTTTGAGATAGTCAGGAGTAATGGAAAACTCTGAATCGTAGATAACGCCAACTCCGTCTTTATGTTTATTGAGATAAGCTTTCATACAATACAAACCGAGTAAAGTTTTATAAGATTTAGGTAACCCAGCAAGGACTGTTACCCCCGAGGATAATCCCCCTTTAAGGTCTCCGGAACAAGCCAGATTTAGGATAGGTATTTCGGTGGAAGTAATGTCTTTGCTGGTGAAAAGATAGGAATCAGCAAGGACCTCAGCTTCCTTGATAACTCCGGCCAGTTTCATTCGTTCAAGTAGTTTGTTCATAATAGGCACCTTATCAGATTAGGGTTTAGGTGTCAAGAGTGATCATTTATTCGTTGTTCAGCAATATCAATATAATGTTTCTCATTATCAATACCAATAAAGTTTCTATTCTCTTGAGTAGCACCAAGACCCGTGCTTCCCGATCCCATAAACGGATCAATAACAGTTCCGCCAAGAGGACAATATATTTTGATCAAATAGCTCATTAAAGATATTGGTTTAGGAGTTGGGTGATCATTATATTCTTTTCGTTCTTTTCTGGTAACTCTTGGGGCATAAAAATATTTTTGGTGGTCGGGATTATCAAAATGTCCGATAATATTTAAAGGGTAACGGCCATTAGGATTAGCATTTTGTAGTTCTTTAGTAATTAGATCGGCGGCTTTAGCTACTTTACTTCCAAAAGCTCGACGTTGGTGGCCTCCTTTGATCCAGCCTGTAGGTGGTTCGCCTTCCCATGGAACTCTTGTTGATTCTGTATCAATCATTCCAACATTCCATTTTTTTTGGTTGTTTTTGATGCTTCCTTCTAAAGGCTTTTGACCAACAAAAATAGGTTCGTGAGCAGGTTTTAATCTGTTCTTCTTGGCCATTTTAGTTGTGACCATCCATATGATCATATCTTTTGGAATAAACCCGGCATCTTCTATATTCACAGCTAAGCGGTGATAGTATTCAGGAGCACAGAATGATAAAACAAACGCTCCAGGCTTTAAAATCCTATATACTTCTTGCCAAGTATTAATAGACGGAACATTGTGATCCCATTCCGCCATTTCCAAACCATATGGTGGATCAGTTATACAAGCATCAATGCTATTCTCGTTCATACCTTTCATAGCAGTAATATTATCGGAGTGAATAAGTTTATAAATCATAAAGTTTTAATTCTTCTCTTGTTAGTTGATCGGCGGTTTCCCAAAAGTCTAATAATCTTTTTTTTGTCAAACGACCATAACCTACGGCCAATCTGGGAAATTTTGTTGGAGTAAATCTCAAATCGGGAGTGGTAATACCAGTTTGCTGTCGAATTTTGTTTAGGTATTTATTTTTTTCTTTTAAATACTGACGCAGTTTATTATAATGTATTCGTTCTTTTGGGGTAAAAAGAAGTTTACTCCAAGAGACAAATATATGATTCCCACCAGCATTAAAAATAACTAAATCATTTTCCTTAGGAATATCAGCATTTACCGCAAAAAGAAGACCGTTTTTTGTTGATTTTGCATCAGCATTTATACCACATAGATCAGCAAAATCAGGAGGGGATTGGGAGCCGTTTGGTTGGTATATATGATCAATTCCAGACTTTACTAAATCTTCATGTAAGAAATCAGAAAAGTCATTACCAAAACATTTTCTGGCTTTGGTAAAACAGACTTCACTAAAAACATCATTTAAGTTCACAACATACTCCATTTTTGTTATAATAACATAATAACAGAAAAGGGTTGTAATGTCAAGCTCTAACTTAAATTATCTTCCTCAACAATATTAAGCACTTAGATAAAATCCTTTAGGTCCGGAATATCTACCGTTTTCCAGCCAATAATGTTAGTTATACTTTCCACCGGACCCAGGAAAGCTTTTTGCCATTGTGTTTCCCGATCCAGCCAATCGTCCAATTCAAACTCCTTCGGCAATTGATCCGAACAGGAGATAACGTGAGAGTTGAATGGATTGTTCTTTTTTAAGTAGCAGAAGCGTATCTTGTCTTTATCTTTTATTGGTTGATATTTTTTCAGTAATCCGAGTTCCTCTATTGCAATATTATAGACCAAGGCACCTCTTACGTGGATCGGAGTCCCACTTGATACCGAGGTATATTCAAGCATTCCATTGACGGTTCGTGGAAATGCTATCGTCTCAAACGGCATTTTCATGAAGTCTTTCTTGAACTCTTCAATATATCTTTGTAAAAACTTTTCATCTTCCTTTAAGATTATTTTAATGGCTTCTTTAATGTGGTCTCGGCAGATCATTGGGGTGGACGATCGAACTGCCTCAATGCCTTTGGTCTTGATTTGTCCTTCTTTGTAGCGAATGCCTTCCTTGTCCCAGATATGAAGCACATACATTTTTGCGGCACGAATTATCATTTTATCGACAATTACCTCCCGCTTCATATGAAGCTTAGGAATATAGACCGATAGCTTTTCACAGAGCTGTGAACAGAATATTCTTATTAGCGGATGGATTTTTTCTTTACAGACTTTATCGAGGAACTCTACTATTTCGAGTGTTGGCTTGTTTTCCATTCCAAGCTTTACAACAAGAGGTTCAAGGTTCACATAAACTGAATCAGTATCGGCTTCTACAATATAATCAATATCGGTTGTTCCCAGCAGCTTGTTTAGATAGCTATTGAGTTCCTTTTCAACATATCTGGTGCAGACCTGGGCAGTATAGGTTACTGCTTCGGCAAGATCAACATCATACCATCTGAAGTAGCGCATTGATAGCGCCCCGTAAAGTCCATTATTTAGAATCTTCAAGGCTTGTTGGTAGTGATCCAGATGTTCTATTTCTTTTCCGGTAAGATAACTGTTGTAACGAGGGTTTTGTTTCTGTTTCTCCAGCTCAATCATTTTAGATTTGATTGAGGAACGAAGGTCTCTGAACTTATCAACAATATCAGGAATAAAACCTCGTATCTCCCGACGAAAAACGGTGCCATTGGCACAGAATATATCCTCGCCGGAACGTTTAGGCCATTTATTATATTTGACAATATCTTCTGGACTATTTGTTTCTTCTTTACTAAGCAATGTTTCCGGAGAGATATTGTGCTGAGATAGAATACTTGGATACAACGAATCAAAATCGAACGATACTATCCATTTATGCATTCCGATTTGTGGTTCTTTTACATAGCCTCCCAGAATTTCTTTATAGGGATGGTCACGATTTGTCTGGGGAATAACAATATTCTTCTCCAGCAGATAGTTATGGATAACAACATCCCACGGCCGTAATGTAACCATTGCATCGATATAATTGACTTTGGCGAGGTAGGCTATTGAAATGACCTGTTTGATGAAGTTGAGTTTATCCTCTAACTGAGATACCAGGAAGGCATCTTCGATATTGTATTCATAGAATAGCTGGGGGTTCTGGGCATAGAGATTATCAAGGTTTTTATATTCTCCATAATCTATCTTCTGTTTACCCAACTCAACCTTGGCAATGTTATTCAAGGCATAGGATTCGTGGTTGGTGAAAGTAAACTTGCGATATAGTTGGAGATAGTCAAGCACCGTGATTCCATAGAGTTCATATACCAGTTCTTTCCGGTCATTGAAGTTCTTGTAGTTTGAACCTTTGGGCCTGATAATATCGTGGGCTTCTACGAAACCGAATGGTGATAGCTTCTTGGCATAAGTTTCTCCCAGCACATTCTTGATACGATTGAATAGATAAGGAATATCAAAGTGGTCAATTCCCCATCCGGTCACAATATCAGGACTCCAGTCCGATGAGTTCCAGGCCGCAAGAAATCCTTGTAACATATCCTTTTCGTTAAAATATTCGACGTATTGACAGTGTGACTGTTTTGGAAAAAACTGTTTTATACCGAATGTTAGTGATCTATTTGTGTGTGATTTAGTACTTTTTACAATAGTAATTGCAGTAATTTCACGGTTAGCTGCTTCGATATTAGGAAATCCCTCGGTGGAATCTACCTCGATATCAAGCGATACCACTGATATTAGCTTCTCATTGAAATTGATTTCGCCGGGATAGCGATCATTCAGGAACGGATAGACGAATTGCGTCATTCCATAGAACTCAGCGTTTTCGGCAGCTTCATACTGCTTCTTGAAGTTATAAGCATCGTAAAGTGAATCAAACTCTTTTTTGACGCACGATTTTCCAGTAATGGTCTTATATGGACCATTGCCTAGGAAAAATAGATAAGGTCGATAATCTTTTATAATATCAAGAAGCGGTTCGTTATCGTCGTTATATCCTCGAAGATAGACTTTTCCGTTTCTGATAAACGCGTTGGTATAAAACGCCATAATATATTCTATCTATAATGTTGAGAGATGTCAACGCCGGACTGAGTTGTTGCTCACTTTGGAGGTCTGCCTCAGTCCGGCTATTCCCGGCTTATTACGTCCTACAGATACTGTCCGGGACATTACGTGAGCTGCTGTAGGGCTCTCACGTATCTTCGTTTAGTAATTCTGGTGTAGCAGCTTTTTTGACAGGACCTTCGTAGATATTTTTTACTACAAGTTTCCAATAAGAACTTCCTCCGGCATATTCTAATGCCCATAGCTCTCCTTCATCGTCTAAGCCAAAAATCTGCGAACCAGCAGAACAAATGTTTGTTATTTTAGCCATTAATGTAGCTTCTTCATAAAAGTTTTATTGGACGATACAGCATAACCCATTCCATCCTTAGTAGCTAAGAAGATAGGCTTGGCTCCGGCGACTCTAAAGACGGCAGCTGCATCTAATAGCTTTGTAAAAGTATTTTTCTGTCCTGCTACTTCTCCAAAATGGTCGGCATATTCTTGAATAACGGATTCTGGAACTGGGTGTAGTTCCTTGGCTATTTCTAAAGGAATCATTGTTTGCTCCCTTTGTATTTATCTAAGTCGTGGTTCCTCATCCTTGGCCCATTGAGCCATAGTACAACAGATACTAAAAATAATCGAGCGCCATTGGTCTCCTTTTACTAAACGAAGCAAAGCGTCACCAGCAAGTAGATCAACCATTGTATTAAATTCTCGAGGTTTCGATTGTTTCATAACTTATCCGGATAATCCCTGATTGCCGGTTGTATAAGTTCTCACTGTACCATAATCACCCACCATTCTGACTGACGACGAGGTGTCGGTCATAATTCGAGATGCTGGCCAATTACTGCAAGAATTTAGATTATACCAGCCTTGATATGGGTCTGGTGGATAACACATATTTGCCATTTATTTTACCTTTCTGAAGTATAATTCAATTTCTGCTGCTTCCATATCGATACATTCTTTATAGATAACAGTATGGGCGGCTTGGAATGCTTGCTCAAAAGTTTGATAAAGTTCTGGAAGATTATACCAATGTTGGCCACGTCCGAGTTTGTATTCTACCCGAATCGGCATTACCTTGAATCTCCTGAACCTGACAGAACACCACGCCTTCTACGATCCTCTAACTTGGCTAGATTGAGTAATGCAATTTCCTCAAGAGAATAGTCAAGTTCGTCTGCAAGACCAGCAATATACCATAAAACGTCGCCCAGTTCTAACGCAATGTTTTTACTGATAGTATGATCGATTTTTCCGTTATTATCTCTCCAAGCTTTACCTATTTTTTCGGCAACTTCTCCAGCCTCGCCATTGAGTTTAAGTGCGCAATAACAAGCTCCCATAAAAGAATGTTGCCCTGGATACATTGCGAGTTGTAGCGCTAATGTTTGATAAGAATTAAGAGGTAATTCTGTCATTTTAACACCGGCTTTGTGGGGGAATTAAGTTGTCTAATAAACTTCATTGCTGCTTTTATTGAGTTGAAACTGGATTTCTTCTCGATCAGGAAACCTTTGCTGTTCTCAGCATCATAGGATACGAAGAAGTGTTCAAGTCCTTTAATAAACTCCTTGGCTTCTTGCTCAGTTACTTCGTAGCCGGCGACGGTATTGACGTAGTCTCTGTCAATGCGACTTGACCCGACGCCGAATTGTCTTTGCATCTGTCTAACCATGTCATATCTCCTATCATAACGTCGTTTATACCGATTCCTCTAATATCATACGACATAAGAGCCAGAGCATTCCAAGCAACCATTGCCAGGTGGTGGCATCCAATTTCTGCATCATATCGTTCTCCTGCCAGAAACTTTACAATATGACGACGCATTGGACCAACTACTTTGCTCCAGTCCATACCTTTTTCCCAATTACGAGGAGCATATTTCTCGGCTCCCTTGGTCATAACCTGTCCGAGTGCCCATTCCCATTCTGGCGGAATTAGGTCAAGTCGGTTTTTTCCAGTATCAAAACGTAAACCGCCAGCTGGAGTTTCTTCCATATCTGGTCTATAAGTTGGAATTGGTCTCTCCTTTTCATATCTGCCTTCGGTGAATTTCATGCACTATCCTCCAGATACATGATTTTCAAGCCAATAGCTTCAGCAAGAGCTTTTTCAGCTCTGGCTCCAGAAGATTTATCCCAACCAGGCATCAACGCAACTGCTTCGGCTTCCCGACATATGTAGTCAGTATCAAGTAAGAATACTGCTCGGCGAAACGATAAGGTTTCGTATTGTGCGCCAACTTCTTTCTCCATTCCTTTTTCAGCAGGAGAGAAAACTTCGTAACCCTGGTCTCGTAAAGTTTTAGCATAAGCATGAAATGCCGGAAAATTAAAATCTTTATAACCGCGCATCGGGCCAGCAAGGTAAATACGTTTAGGTTTAGTCATAATAATTATTATCTCCTATATAGGAATAAATATATAGCAACATTATGTGGATGTCAAGATGATTATGAAGGAAGTTTATTATAATAATAAGTATACCCGCTGTTATTATTCAATAATAGAGAAAGCCAAATCTCGTATCAATGAAGGGTATACTGAAAAGCATCATATTATTCCTAAATCTATTTGTATTGATTCAGAGAAAAAGTCATCAAATATAGTTAGACTAACGGCTAGAGAACATTATATTGTCCATTTACTTTTGCCAAAAATGGTAATATCAAAAGATCATTATCATAAAATGATTTGTGCTCAACAGTGGTTCCAAAAACTAATGACAGCAAACCATTATGAAGCTTTTAGGATTAGACACGCTAAAACGGTTTCATATCTAATGACCGGTCATTATGCAACTAAAGGGGCCCGGGGCCCACAAAAAAATCCCCATGGCCCTATGTCAGAAGAAGCTAAAGCCAGTAGACGCCATCCTTATAAATCTAAGGGAAAGAAAAAGAAACCTTTGTCCGAAGAACATAAACAAAAAATCAGTAAAGCTAATATTGGAAAACACAGTTCTCCTAGACGATCAAGAACAGTTACACCATCGTATGCAAGTTTGTAGCAGATGATTATAATCACTTGACATACACTCTTCCAAAAACTCATCTATCTCTTCTTTTGAGGCTCCAGCTTTCTGTAAAGCTTTTTTGGCTCGTCCCATAATACTGAAAGCGTTACCGTCTTCTCCCACCAACTTTAGTCTTGCTTTCTTAT